ATTAATATTAATTCAAAAGCAAGATTAGATGAAAATGCATATACGGTGACAATAGAATTTTTTGTTCGCAACTCTCCATCTGGTGTCCAGACAGTAAACCTATTTTTAGAGAGATTAAGATAAGATGGCACATCAATCAAAACTAGAAGTTACGGAACTAGATTTCGATAACATCAAAACTAACCTAAAAACATACATGAAAGGTCAGTCTGAATTTGCTGACTATAATTTTGAGGGTTCTGGTTTATCTGCTCTCATTGATTTGTTGGCGTACAATACTCATTACCTTGCAATGAATGCTAACTTTGCTGCAAATGAAATGTTCTTGGATTCTGCGACTACTCGTGGTTCCGTTGTTTCCAAAGCAAAAGAATTGGGATACACTCCTCGTTCAGCAAGAGCTCCAATTGCAAGAGTTGGTGTCACAGTAAATAATAACACACTATCATCTTTGACGATTAACAAGGGTACAAAGTTCACAACTTCTATTAACAACTCCACTTATGGTTTCGTTGTCAATGAAGATGTTACAACAACACAAACTAACGGACTTCTTATTTTTTCAAACCTTCCAATCTATGAAGGTACACTTGTTACGACAAAGTACACTGTTGACTATAATGATCCAGAAAAGAAATATTTGTTGACAAGTGACAGAGCTGATACTACTACATTGAAGGTATCTGTTCAAACTTCTACAAGTAATACAAAGACTGAAGCTTTTAATCTTGCAACTGAGATTACAAACACTAAGGGTACTGACCCTGTTTACTTCCTACAAGAGTCTGATGATGGTAGATTTGAAATCTACTTTGGAGATGATGTTATTGGTAAGAAACTTTCTGATGGCAATATTGTCATCATGGAATATATTGTCACTAACAAGGCAGAGGCAAATGGTGCATCAATCTTTAATGTAACATCTATTGGTGGCGAAACAAATATTGCAGTATCAACAATTCAGAATGCATCTGGTGGAGATGAACCAGAAACTATTTCTTCAATTAAATATTATGCTCCACTAAGTTATACTGCACAGAAGCGTGCTGTTACTCCAGCTGATTATAAACAAATTCTACCAACCATTTATCCAAACATCAAAACGATTCAAGTTTGGGGTGGGGAAGATAATGATCCACCAATCTATGGCCAGGTGTATATTTCTATTAGTCCACTACAAGGAACCTTTCTCACTGAAGCTCAGAAACAAACGATTGTAACACAGTTGAATAAATATAATATTGCTTCTGTTCGTCCAGTTATTGTTGACCCAGAAACAATTTATATCATCATGGATGTAAACTTTAGATATGATCCAACAACCACAACAAAAAGTTCTGGTGACTTGGAGACAATTGTATCTAATACTATTAGAAATTATAGTAATACTACTTTAGAAAAGTTTGATGGTATGTATAGATTTTCTGAAATCTCTAGGTTGATTGATACCTCTGATAATTCTATTCTTAATAATATATCTAACATCAGAATGTATAAATCACAAAGAGCTCAGATCAATACAAAGAAACAGTATGTAATTAAATTCTATAACAGCATTTATCATCCACACAATGATGAACCACCAGTTATTTCTTCTACAGGATTTACTGTCGCTGGTTCTACAAGTACATATTATATTGACGATAATGGTTCTGGTATTACCAGAATTTATAGTATTGTTGCACAAGAAAGAGTTTATTTAAATAGTAATGCAGGCACAGTTAATTATACAACTGGTGAAATAATTGTTAATGATTTGCAAATCACTTCTACTACAAATGGTGATGGAACAATTCATGTTTTTGCAATTCCAAGTTCAAACGATATTGTTCCTGTACGAAATCAACTTCTAAGTGTTGATACTGGTGGTTCTAGAATTACTGCACAGACAGATCAACAAGGCACTACAGCCTCTCCAAGTTCGCATTCTATAATTGGATCGTTTGGTAGGGCAACAACTGGAACTGCATCCGCTAGTTCATCTAGTGGTTCTTCTAGTTCTTCTTCTAGTTCTTCTTCCGGCAGCTCATCATACTAGTAGGGTTTTAAAATGGATGGTCGTTCACCAAAATTAACGAATAAGGTTTCTCCCCATATTCAAAATCAACTGCCTGAATTTATTCAGGCAGATCACCCTCAGTTTGCCGTTTTTCTAAAACACTATTTTCAGTTTATGGAATCTGCTCAGTTAAAATTGGGCGGTTCAAACGATTATGTCATTCAAGAAACAAATAGTGTAAACTATATTGTTGATGAAACAAATGAAGAAAGAGTTGTTCTAGAAGAGTCAGTTGGTAAGTTCCAAGCTGGTGAAACTATTCGTGGACAGACAAGTGGACACACTGCTGTTATTCTCGTTGATGATTATGACTCTGACAAAGTTCTTTACATTTCTTCTCAACAAAAATTTGAACAAGGTGAGAGTGTTGTAGGACTAACCTCTGGTGCAAAGGCGCCAGTTGTTTCATACAAAGCAAACCCAATCCAAAACATTCAACAGTTACTTGCATACGCTGATACCGATAACACAATCTATAGTTTCCTTGATAAGTTTAAACATGCACTCATGGAATCTATTCCAGAATCTCTTGCGTCTGGTATATCAAAAAGAAATCTCATTAAGAACATTAGAGATTTGTATGAGGCAAAAGGAACAGAAGAAGGACACAAACTATTCTTCAGAATTCTTTTTGATGAAGAATCATCTCTCATCTATCCAAGAGAAAATGTTTTAAGGGTTTCTAATGGACAGTGGTCTGATGACTATCTCATGCGTGTTACAGAGATTGGTACATCAGATTATTCAACAGTTGTTGGTCGTGTTATAACTGGACAGACTTCTCAGGCAACAGCTGTTGTTCAAAGTGTTATTAAGTATAAAGAAGGCGCACAACTTGTCGCAGAACTTAATCTAGACAGAACAACAATTACTGGAACATTTGTTATTGGGGAGACAATCAATGCTGTTTCTAATGAACTTGACCAATTAATTCGTGCTGAGGTTTCTGGTATTGTTAATAGAGTTAATATAACTGAGTCTGGTGAATACTATAAAGTTGGAGACAAAGCACACTTTGAACTATTAGGTAGTATTGGCGTTCAAGGTTCAGTTAATTCAATTGGTGCTGGTAGTATAGATGAAGTTCATATTGAGAATGGTGGTAGTGGATACACTGTTGATGATGTAGTCACGTTTAACAATTCCAATACAAATGGTGGTGGCGCAGCTGCAAAGATTTCAGTTGTTGGTGGTTCATTTATATTGGAAGATGAAACAGAACTTGATAACATTGTTTATGAGGGCGAACCAAATCAGAATATCATTCTAGAACACGTTTTTAAACTTCTACATGAAGATGGTGATAATATTGTAGCTGAAGATTCTTTGGGTAACTCTAAATTTCTTCGTGAAGAGAGTGAACAGTTTAATCTACAACAAGAACAACAACTCACCGAAACTGATACTCTTCTTTTAGAGACAGGTGATAATCTTGTTATAGAAACGCAAACATTTACTGACTTGGGTGTTGCATCCGAAGCTACTCAAATTACAAAAGTTGATATGATTACCAAAGGGTCAGGGTATACAACTCTTCCTGTTCTTGGGGTAACTTCTGCGAGTGGTTTAGGAACTGGTGCATCTATCCTAGCAAAATCAACGAGTGGTGTTGGTAGGGTTCTTTCTGTTAATATAACTAATCTTGGATTAGGTTATACAGCTGTTCCAAAGATTACAATGAACAGAAATATTATTATTGAGAATATTACTGGTACATTTACAATTGGTGATACATTTACATCTCACACGGCTACGGTGGTTTCTTATAATCCTTTAAACAGATTGTTAGAAATAGAAACACCTGTAGAACATTTTTTCACTGGTGATATTATCACAACAGCAACTGGTGCCACTGCCACAGTTGTTCAGTGTGTTCACGCAAAGGCTGCGACCTCAATTACTGCAATTGCAAATACTGGTGGACAGTATGTAACTGAAAGAGGACATATCAGTGAAAACTCTATGAAGGTTCAAGATAGTTTCTACTATCAAGACTATTCATATGTTGTTCGTATTGGTGAGTCAATCAATTCATGGCGTGATTCCATTAGACGTTCTATTCACCCTGCTGGTTGGAACGTCTTTGGTGAGGTTTCGTTTGCAACATCTCTCGCAGATGCACAACTTAATTCTTTGCGTATTCGCAACCCAGCTGCTGGTGACGTTATTGACTTTACAGGTGATACACGAACATTCACACCAGAACTTGCATCTACTCTCAGAACTCTTTTCACAGAAGTATTCGGTAGACGTTTGGGTACTAAGACAGATGGTACAGACTTACGAGCAGAGGAAGGTGATCTACTTCTTGAAGATGGTAACACTATTCTTCTTGATGGTACAGATGCTTTGGGAACAGATGCTGGTAGTAATATCATCTTCCGTAGAGACATTACAAAAGAAGGTCAGGAAGATGCACCACTATCATCTGGTACAAGAGAGGTAACACTTACTTCTGCTGTTACCATGAAAATAAATTTAGGAGCAACAATAAGTGGTGCTCCTTTGGGGCCAACTTTGAACTTGTTGCCAGAATATGCGTTTGCAGTTCACCCAACAACAACTTCAGAGGTAATTCCAAATTATCCAGATCCATCTGGAAGAAGAGCAACTACTCCCAAAAACTTTTCAAGAGATCAATACACTATTGACCAGTGGGGGTATGTGAAGATTAATCAAGTGTCTGCTGCTGATGGTTCTATACCAATATCAGCTTACAATACAAGAGTGAACATCATGCCGCCGTCTGAAATTTACATCAGTAGGAGTGCATTAATCAATGCGTTTGATAATACATTTATCAAATTTGATGATGGAATTCAAACCTTTGATGAGTTTGGAAACCCTCGACATCTTTCTGGCGGTATATACACTTCATATGATGAAGATACAATAAGTTTTGACAGTTCTAGTACAACTTTAGACACAGGGGCTTGATAAAGTCTTATAAATAACATAGTAAAAGAAATTTAGGGGAAACTTAAATGGCATATCAATCAATTGGGCGGGGAACTTCTGCGAATGACGGAACAGGTGATGACCTTCGCACTGGCGCAGGCAAAGTCAACGCCAACTTCGTAGAACTCTATACCTATTTGGGAACTGGTTCTGCTCTTTCAGCTGACCCTGTAGTCACACTAGCTGGAACTCAAACTCTTACAAACAAAACATTAACTGCACCTACCATTACTGGTGCTGGTGCAATCGCTGGTGTATTCACTGGTAACATTACTGGTGATGTGACAGGAAACGTAACAGGAAATCTAACTGGTGATGTAACTGGTAATGTAACAGGAAATCTAACTGGTGATGTAACTGGTGATGTAACAGGAAATCTAACTGGTGATGTAACTGGTGATGTAACAGGTAATGTTTCAACATCATCTGGTAATCTACAGTTGACTGCTGCAACCCAAATCGTTGAGATTCGTGGTGATGGTTCTGCAACAGAAGGTGCAGTTGTTCTTAACTGTGAAACTAATGCACACGGACAGACAATCAAACCACAACCACACAGTGCGGCAGTAACAAATGAACTGTTGCTTCCTGCTGGTGCGAACTCAACTCTTGTATCAGAAGTTGCAACACAGACACTAACTAACAAGACATTGACTGCACCAACAATTACTGGTGCCGGTGCAATCGCTGGTGTATTTACTGGTAACATTACTGGTGATGT